ATGAAACGACCCGTTCTGCACTATTACTGAATTCAAATGTATTACTATCGAATATATGGGCGTTCTCAACAGAGACCGGTCCAATTGTACATATATCTGTCATTGTTTCACCTCCTCTAATATACTCCACTTACAATTCTATTATTTGCCTGTTGTACCTTCTTCTGGAAATCATCGAATCCATATACATCACCGTTAATGATAACGGCTGGTCCTACATTTCCACCGGGTCCTCTTGCTGGTGGGTTCCATGTTCCTTCTAATGCTTTTCGAGCAGGATCATAGTTTTTCCCTCCAATATTGGCCCAAACATGTGGCCCACCATTCCATGTACCTGATACTAGATGTCCTGTACCAGCAGCTGCTATAAGTCCTAGACTCATATCAACACAGTTACCACTCATGTTACCAGCTGCAGTCCATGCATTCTTTTTAGCACCTTGATAGTTTTCATATTTTAATCCTATACCATCAAATGGCCCACTAGCACCTGCTACTCCTGCAGGGCCTGCTGGTCCTCCACCTGTTACAAAGTTAACAACGGTTGTTATGGCTCGACTTACAATACTCTTTACACGGTAATATGCATCTATTACACTTTGCCATCCATTTGCAAAGAAGTTTGCTACACTGGTCATACCACGACTAACAATACCACGTGCCCATTGATATGTACCTACAATACTATTTAATGCACCTTGTGCTCCACCACGCATCCAATTGAAAGCACCTATTACAGCACCTGCAGCTTGGTTAAATGTTGTACGCATAGCACTAGATAATGATATAATACCACCTTTAACAAATGTATCAATACTAGTCCATGCCCATTTAACACCATTACTAAGGGCATTCCATAAGGTTATAATATCATTTTTGGTTTTACCCATATAAGCAGTTACTCCACCAAGATCACTTTTAATCTTAGCCCATTGTGGTGCCCAGTCTGCTGCTGGGTTCCAGCTACCAGATAGTGCTGAACCTTCTTCAAATAGTCCAAGAATTGCTGGTCCTATTATAGCACCACCAGCACTACGTAACATTGCTGCAAATCCATTTACAAAACTCATACCAGCCATCTGTGCAGCTGTTGCTATACCTCCACCACTTAGTGCTGTCATTAGCGCAACGCTTAACTGTGATGAAAATGCCCCAACTAAACCAGCTAATGATAAACCTACACTACCAATCTGTCCTACAGGTGCAGCTGGTCCTTTATTTAATGCATTTGCAGCGGCGGCCTTTTCAGCTTCTATACGATATTTCTTCATAGCATAATATCCACTTAAAGTAGCACCAACAATAGGTGCTAATGCTAATCCAATACCAACAATTGCAGCTCCAACTACACCTATAGTAAGAGCCCAGCCATTAGTTTTTTCATCTAAATCCATTACGAAATCTAATACCTTTTCAACAAATGGTAATAGTTTAGTTCCTATATTTGTAGCTGCTAGTTGTAGTGTACCTGTAATAACTTCCCACTTAGAACTTACAAGACTTGCTGTATCTAATTGAAGAAAATTTTCTTCAGTCATTGCCTTTTCTAATGCAAGAATACGTTCAGCTGGTGTTTTAGCCTTCTCTAAATTTTCAACATGGTTCTTAAGTAAACCATCACGAACCATTAATCCAGTGTTACCAGTTTTAATATATGCACTTAATTCTCTTTCTGCATTTGCAGGTAATAAACTTGCCCCTGTCTGTTGAGCGGCTGTAACATATATAGATGCAGCTCTACCCAGACGTGTTAACATATCAGCACTTAAATCTGTCTGTTTAGCTAATGTACCTGTAAGTAAACTGTTCATCCATGTATCATCACCAGGAACTTCTGATACAATTTTTGATATAGTATCAAGATATCCTTTAGCTGCACCTGTACCCATTACAGTACCAAGATACATTTCATTAAACTGACGCTGTGTAGCACCAGTCCATGCAGCTTGTCCAATCTGTAATGCACTAAATCCACCAGCTAAACTTGCAATAGCATTTCCAATACCACCAAGATCTTTTGATGCTGCTTGTGCACCAGCTTTAATTGTACCGAATGCATTACTTGCACTTTGACCTAAACCTCGCACAGCACTGGCTGCACGATCAGCACCAGCACGTATAGATGAACCAACAGTACTACCTGCAGTTTTAGAGTCTTGGCCAACCTTTCTCATATTATTACTTACACTGCTAAAAGCTGCTCTGGTATTATCTTTACCTTCAACACTAATACTAATACTATTATTTCTACCATAACTTGCCATTTATCCACCTCCCTCTAATTTCTAATCCCAAGAGCCTCTCGATTTTGCCGACTATTCTCTTTAAGTTTATTTTTATGTTCTTCCCATTCAATACGTCTTTCCTCGTTTAATTGTTCAATATACCAATATCCATAGTAACGTAAAAAGGTACGTTTGGACATACCCATCATTGTGTCATGGCTCCACCCACGTAATTCGCTCATCTTATGGAACATGAACATTATACCGGTATGTCCTATTTGATCTGGGCCATCTGTTTTTTTAACGCTTTCTTTTCTATCATATCAATATCTTTATCGGTAAAGCCCTGATCATACATATCTTGACGGTCAATGAATCTTCGAAGTCCAAGGTATTGTTTAAGTGTAACTTTCATAGCATCTGCTTTAGTTATATCTAATATTTTCATTAGATATTTATTCTTAAGATCACTGGCTTCTTTAACATCTTTCTTATCAAAGAGAGGTACAGCTTCTAATTGTTTAACTATAAGTTCTGCTTCTAAATGTTCTTCCATTGTAATATCTTTAAATACGATCTCTTTACCATTAAGTCTAACTTTCTTCTGTCTACCAACTAATATATCTAAATCTAAATCAATAGTATCTACCATTATAACCACCACGTTATATTTATAATCCATAATGTTCTGTATATCTTTTATCTGATTCACTAGCATTAGGGTCATATATGTTTACCCGTTTCCTTTGCTTACGATTAGGTGTTTCTGCTAATGTATATGTTTCATAATATGTTTTTATTGCCATATATGTACCATTCCCCCTATATCAAATAGTATATAAAAGGGTAGAATGTACCCTTATACTATTACAGTTTCAGCTTGGAAATCACTGTCAACCTGTGCCTTAATTGTACCGGTACCGGCTAATGCTGTCTCTGAGGTTGCATCGTGCAATGCTTTGAAGTCGAATTTAATCATCATACGATCATCAAATGGCATGTCAATTTCAGCGGTTTCATATACAATACTTGGCATGGTTAATATAAATGCTGCATTATCTGCAGGGTCACCATCACCTATAGGTTCACCAGACATTGTAATTGTTAATGCCCTCTTTGTATCTGCAACTGTCTGATCAAATGTGGGTGCTTCAACTGTTGCTCCACCTAACCAATATTTATATTCTGTGTAATCCTGGAACATTAAAGTCATACTTCCAGACACATCAATAGTTGTAGGGTAGATAACATTATCACCTTTAGCTGCTGCTGCACATGCTGTACGCATTGATTTCATTCCACGGTCAATTTTCAATGATAATTCTGTAACATCACAGTTAGGTGATCCACCAAGAGATACTCCTACATCATCAAATGCAAAACTTCTAGCAGTTGTATATGATGGTGTGTATGCATTCTGAGCTGCTGCAATACTTCCACCTTTACCAAGTGCTGAAACTGATAACATTATATCATCACCAGGGGACATTGTAATATCCATAGACCCGAATCTTAAATCATAGAAAGACTGGTAATCTAATGTGTCACGTCCAACAGCTGCACTGAATATAGGGAGTATATCATCCATAACAAATATATTTTCATATGCTGTAGCTGTATCTGTTATAATTGTAGATTGTACATCACCAAAACATCCATATAAGAATGCTTCTAATGGTCCTCCAGGGAATGCAGGACATTCAATTGTACCTTCTGCTGCTAATCTTTTAACTGTGTAATCAGATACACTGTTATAGAGTTTCTTATAATACTGTTTAAATTCCTTTTCAATAATAGGTTTTAAATCCGGCTGACTTGTAATAGGTAATCCTATCTCATCTGGTCCTGTACCATCAAAGGCATCTACTGTACCTTCGGCGGCTTGGAGTTGTATTGCCATATATCCAGACTTCCCGAAATGATAAACCATAATTATTCACCTTCCTCTTTTATATAACTACTTTTTTGACTACCTTTTTGACATCCGGTTTGACTACTTCAAAGAGTTTAGATTTAAATACAAACTCTTCCATCACCGGATTATTTACTTCAAATATTTGACCTGGTTCTACAATTCCAAGCTCTCCAATATGTACCCTTTTTGGGCCTATAAATTTATACTTCATAACCTACACCTCAATGTTATTCTTGCACCAGTTACCAGGCTCTTATTTTCTTCCCAATAATCACCATAGTCAACCTCTTCAACTGTGCTTCCAAGACAGCTATTGCTTATCTTTTGGTCAGTGAATAATGCTGTTTGTACAGCTTCTACAACTTCATATGCATATAATGTTGCATTCTCTACATGTCCTTTACACATGATAGATATTATAAAGTCAACATCATATTGTGTTTGGGCTGCACATAAATTATAGTAATAGTTAGGTTGACTTGCAATTTCAACCATAGCTATACATTTATCTCCCATTGGTATTTTCTTAGGCATACCAATCCATACATGATCAAAGTAGTTAACTGCAGGTGTACCACCATTATTAACGCTTTGAAGTTTGGTTTGGATTGCTTGTGCTAATGTCTTTATTTTACTTGTCATCTTTATACCTCCGTTAACCATTTCTCGAATGCGCTACTACGACGGTTTATATCACCTTGCATCTTAACTGCTGCTTTATCCACAAATGGATTAGCCTTTGTTCCAGGATGTCGTACTGATTTAAACACTCCAAATCCTGGAACACGTAATACCTTCTTATATTTAGCACGGATAATATGTGGCCTTGTACCTTCAATAACAAATACCCAATGAGGAGCAATAGCTTTAGATAACCATATCAATCCACGAGTACCATAACTTTTACCCTGTACCGATGCTTTAAGTTTACCAGTTTTACGAGGTGCTGTATTTGTAACCCAACGTTTAGCTATATCAACAAGATCAGATGTGAACTTATTAAATTCAGTTCCCATCTGACCTGCTTTACGTTTAAATGCATTTTCTAATCCATGGTCATCCATTTTGATATCAATTTGAACCATAAGGGATCACCCCTCCGATGGCCATTCAACATCATCTACATTATCATAGTCTGTATCATCCTCAACAGTCCTTTTGACACGTTGTGTAAATACATTGGTTGGTGTTAATGTGCCACTATATGGATGCATTGTACTTTCTTCTGTTGCATTCGCTTCAACATAACTTCCTAATAATTCAATTGCTTGTTTCTCATACCAGTCCATCATTGGACTTTCTTCTCCAGTTGTATCATATAGATTCTTTAATAAGAATACATATGCATAGTATGTAGCTGCTTTCTGCACCGCATCAGGTACAGTACCTGATATAGCTGCTGGTAGTTTACTGTTTACCCATGTGTCTGCAACTTCTATTGCATATGTTTTAAGATTTGCTGATACATCGGAGGTTATAGGGATTATGAGATATCCTAAATCTGTACTATCTGCGTATGTCATTTTTATAACCTCTTTATATATACTTCTGCTGGGAATCCTGATAATCCAGTTAATGCTGTAGCATTCTCAAGAGTTATCTTAACATCTCCACCATTCCATAAACCTTCAACTAAGTACCCATGTACATTTGCACTACCTACACGTTTATACCAACCTTGTACTAGACTTGGTCCTGATGTTCTACTTGTGAAGTCTGTGATTCTCCATCGAACCCAATATCTACTCACGGGATCTGCTGGTATATCATAAGCTGTCCATGCTAGTTGCCTATTCATAGTGACATCCCCCTAACTCTTTAATACAAGTTCTAATGTAACACCAGCAAAGGCATCTCCTTCAGCATCACCATATACATATACAACTCTCGCTGTTTCTCCATATAATTTTGTGATTAATAATTGCTGCGACCCGGCCTCTGTCATCTGTGTAATAGCACCGGATGCAACATCATAATAGTTACCACTACTGTCTTTATATTGTAATTTAGCATCGAATGTAGCAGTTCCTGCTTCAACTCCAAGTGTTACTAAGAATATAG